CTATCTACGGATAGCATAGCTACTTCTTAGACTTTTGTCTACTCTTCTCAACTAAACGAAATTTTCTTTACTTGTCTTGTGTGTGTTGTTTCACACACATGACAAGGTTTGTGAAATTTCCATAGGTTGCTGATTAAGTTGTTAAGTGTAGTGCGTCCTTGGACCTCTGCAGGGTGTTCCGTCACTCTGTACGTTTGGGGTAACGCCTTACTCACTGTTCCGTCAGTGGGTTTGTGTGGATACTGGGTTCCGTCTCAGTTGAAACCTACAACTGCAACTCATGGCTCGCAACCCAATTACGGTGGCCACGGCTGCTGTTGCTGAAATTTCAACTTTTGGCTTTGCTGGTGTCGCAGAAGCCGTGCAACAATTTAGTTGTGCCGCTGGCGACGGTTTTAAGCAATGCCGGTTTGTGCATGTAAAGGATGTTCAAACCATTAAGGGTGTCAATGAGAATGACTTTGTTCTTACTGTTACAGGTGAGAACTATGTCATTAAGATTGACACTTTTTCTGCGCGTCCAAACCTTCTTAAAGGTTGGATTGTGTTTTCTAGTTGTCCTTGCGATGGGATTGTCTTTTGCTCACTTGATGGGCGTGGAGGCACTCAAATCCCTGCTGACAACTACATGTGTGGCCGTGATGGTAAACCACTTCTCTCAGGTGAGGAATGGGAGTACAAAGACTACTTTGATGAAAATGACACTTTTGAATATGATGGTGTCGTTTACTTCAAAGCATGGAATGTTACTCGTACCGACGTGCCTTATCAATTTCAAACTGTGACTGCCATTACTTCTATTAGTTACGTGGGTGATACTGTGCATGTTTTGCCTGATGGCACGACACTCAGTATCTCCAAAAATGTGGCTAAGAGTAAAGTGGTTGTTCTTTCTGAGCCCTATTCGTCTTTGTATGAGCAGATTGGTAGTCCATTTATGAATAATGGAACTAATCTGCTTGACATGTTGACTAACCCTAAATTCTTTCATGGTTATGTCAAATGCACTTGTGGAAACAAACATTGGACTGTAGGAGATTGGCATCATGGATACAATTCTGTATGCTGTGGTGTCTCTTGCAATCCAATAAGTGTGGCTGCTGGTTATGTAGAACCAGGTGATGTCTTGTTGACTGCCACCGGTGCAGGAAAAGGGCTTAAATACTACAAAGGGCTCTCTCTTAAGTATGTGGGGGATGCTGAAAATGTTTCAGTCTGGCGTATTATCAAGACACACAACGTTGATGGTTTTGTGTCTGATAATCGCTTTCAAGATGACTATGTTGCCAATATGGACTCATGTAGTGTTGAAAACACTACTACATTGTCCATAGGCCTTAAGTTTACCATCATTGGGGGTGATTGCAATTCTTCCGTCAGGAGTGCCATAGTTGATGGCATTTTTGATGTGAGTTTTAAAATTTGCAACCTCTTTGATGAGATTTTCATTGCACCGAAATGGCTTGTAAAAATTGGAAACCTAGGTGTTGAGCTTTGGAATAGATTCAAGGCTTTTGCCAAGGAACGTTTTATAAGCTCTAGTAAACTAGTTGATTTTATCAAGAGCATTGCTAATGCAACTTTTGTCGTTGTTGGTGGTGCTTTTGACATTGTTGCTAGTGTACCAAAGCACTTTGCAGAAGCGTTTGAATACTTGCGTAAGCTGATCAAACGCTGTGCTGAATTCTTCATTGAAGAATTCAAAGTTGCAGGTGTTGTATTTAAGAGCTTTGGCGACTATGTGCTTTTTGATAATGCACTGTGTCGTATTGTGCAGGCCAAAATTAAAGGTGCAAAGCAAGCTGGACTTAAGGAGGCTAAATATGTTAGTCTTGTGTCTGGACCTGCTACGCATGTCTCTGTGAAACGTGTCGAAAAATCTGATGCTAATTTAACTCTATTTGATAACGTCGTTCCACCAAGTGATGGTAACGCCGTTATTATTGGAGGTTTGGCATTTTATACCGATGGTGTACACTATTGGTTTATGGCAGACTCTGACACTGTTTTGGAGAACCCAGTTTTTACAACAGGTAAAGTTGACTGTCCTAAAGAGTTTGAACAGGTTGATGGTGGTAACATCTTTCATAAGTTTGTTGCAGGTGTTGCTGATGCAGTTGAATTCTGTCGTTCACTCACAGTCACATTTGGACTTGAGGGTTTTGTTGTATCAGCTGCTAAGAAGTTTAAGGCTCTTGCCAAGGCACTTGCAGAACTCTATAATGAGTTTGCTGCTAGTGTAGCTAATATAGTGAAACTGGCTGGTGTTACTTTCACTCATTATGCTTTTACTGTGCCTGTGATAGCCTTTAATGGTGTTTTGTTTCCTGTTAAAGAGAGTAAACCACCAGCGGGCGTTCCTGTTGAGAGCTCTATTAAAGACTTTATGTCTTTTAAGAATGCTGATGTTCGTGTTAAACCTACTCGTGTTGAGCGCGAATGTTGTGAGTTGCAGGAAGTTGATTTTGTGCCCCCGAAAGATGGTGGTATTTTGAAGGTCATTGACGGTTACGCGTTTTATAATGTAGGCAACAATTACTACCCGGCTTCTTGTGATGGCATTGTTAGTGTCATGTTTAACAAGAAGGGTGGTGGTGTTGTTTCTTTTAGTGAAAATGTCACTGTTAAAGAAATTGCTCCCGTTCGTAAAGTTTATATTGACTTTGAGTTTGAAGATGAAGTCATAGCGAACGTGCTCAAGGAGGCTGTCGGACGTAAAATTATGTTTGAGGGTGATTCTTGGGAAGAGCTTGTTGCCATTGTTAGAAGTCTTATGGATGTGATTGGTGAACAGCTTACGCTGCCGCCTTACTTTATCTATGATGAAGAAGGTGGTACTGATTTTACAAAACCTGTTATGGTTAGTCAATGGCCCATTGTTGAGCCCAGTCAAGAGGAGGCTGTTGATGTTGTTACAGACGTTGACACGACACCTGAAGACGTTGTGGCTTGCAATGATGATCTCAAAGAAGTTAATGAGGCTTTGTCCTTTATAGTGGAAAAACCTGCACTTAAGCCTAGTGTGTTTGCTTATGAATTTTATGACTTTGATGGTCTTAAAGTTCTTAAGCAGGATAGCAACAATTGTTGGGTGGCAAGTGTTTGTGTACATCTCCAGCTTTTGGACTGCCTAGAAGACCCTGCTCTAGATTTATTTAGAGTTGGTCGTGTTGCACCTCTTGTACAAAAGTGCTATGAGGTTGTGAAACTTCTAAAAGGTTCAATGGGCGATGTTACTGAATGTCTTGAACATCTTCTTAAAGGTGTTAAATCTTGTACTATCACTTGTGATAGTTGCTGTGAGTGTGGCAATAGTGAAACTGTTATCACAGGTTGTGTTTTCAGATTCATGCCTACTTCTGACTTCATTGAACGCCCTTGTGAATCTTGCGGTTTTGTTAAGTACTGTACCATTAAAAGTATTAAGGGCACAGCTGTCTTTTGTCAAAACCCAGGACCTGTTAATGGAGCCATTGTCAAGCCAATTTGTTCTGCTATGTTTGTTGGTAGTACAAGTAGTGGTCACTACCGTACCAACTTATATCTAGCAAACAAGGCTGTTGATGGTTTTGGTTTTCATAAAATTGACAACAAGTCTTTGCATACGTATTGTGTTAAAGATGTTGATTGGTCAAGGCCTCTTGAAAGTGTAAAGAAGGCAGCACCTAAGAAGGTTGAGCCTAAGGTTGAAATCAAACCTGCTGAACCTGAGGTTAAGCCTAAGAAGGCAGAACCTAAGAAGCCTACGAAGGCAGAATCAAAAGTTGCACCTTTTTGTACATATAAAGGTGTTGAGTTTTATCAGGGTGACTTTAAAAACCTTGTTGTTTTAGAGCATGACTTTGTTGTCAACGCGGCTAATAGTGAACTTAAACATGGTGGTGGTGTTGCTGCTGCTATAAATGTGTTCACTAAAGGATTACTGCAAGACCTTTCTAACAAACATATAGCAATGCATGGTCCTATTAAAGTGGGTGATGGTGTTATGATTGTTTGTGGTGACATAAACGTCTTTAACGTTGTTGGTCCACGTAAGGGAAAATTTGCTAGTGAATTGTTAGTCAAGGCGTACAAGTCTGTGCTATCTAACCAAGGTACACCTTTGATGCCTATGATAAGTGTGGGTATTTTTGGTATTGACATGGTTACATCTATGGATGCATTTTTCTCAGTTGTTGGTGACAGACACTGTAAGTGTTTTTGTTACACAAATGAGGAAGTAACACTAGTTACTAACCATGTTAAATCACTTGAACCTGTTGCTGAAGATGCTACTGAATTTTTGGATTTAGTAGTTGAAGCATGTTCGGTTGCAGAGCCTTATTTGGTAGAAGGTAAGACAGCTTTTTATAGAGATGATGTAAATGCTATGATCAAACTTAATTTTGAGCGTTACATCTTCTTTGTCGATGAAACTTTGTCATTCTGCCAATTGGCCAAAGCCCTAGACAAATTGTTGCAAGGTGCCATTTCTGCGGCTGCAAAAAGTGCGGGAAAAGTGCCTGCTGGTAACCTTGTTACATTAAGGAGTGAGGTCAGTGGTGCTCCTTTAGTCACTTTTGCTGTAGTGCCTGCAGTAGGTTCTCCTAATTATGACAAGAACTTATTACGTGTCGTTAATAAGTTGTCTAAATTGAAGGAGAATTTGCTTATGACAGTACCAGCACCTGATGTGTTTGCCAAATTGCTTCTTAGTGTTAACACTTCTTATTGGGTTTGTGATGAAACTGCACTAGTTGTTACTAGACAGTTTGTTAAGAAAGATGTTAATGTTGTCATCACCGAAAATGGTCGGGACTTTACTAACATCTCACTGGACTCGTCTAAGACTTTTGAAGAACAACTTGGTGTCTGCACCGTTGCTAACACAGATGTGACTACTAGTGTGGTTACACCAGTGGAAGATGTCGTGCAAGTTGCGCCTGTAGTTGATTGGAAGCAATTCTATGGCTTTGAAGGAGCAGATGTCTTTCAGACTCTAGACCATTCAGCCTATGCCTTTGAAAACAAACTTGTTGAAGGTAAGCGTGTGCTTAAAACATCTGACAATAATTGTTGGGTTAATGCCACATGTTTACAATTGCAATATATGGGTGCACAATTTACAACACAAGGTCTTTCTAATATGTGGGATTCTTACATAGTGGGAGACGTTGCTAGTTTTGTGCACTGGCTGTATTGGCTTGTTGGTCTTAAGAAAAATGATCGTGGTGATTCTGAGAGTGTTTTACTCAGACTTTCCACACATCTTAAGCAATCAGGCCGTTTTGTTGTTGAGCGTGTTACTGATTCAGAGTGCTGTAATGAACGTAGAGTCGTTAATGGTGCTGTGGTTAGTGCTAGTGTCCTTAAAAACGGTAGTTTAGATGGTTTTTGTAAGCATGGTGACAGTTACACTGCACGTATTGCTGCTGTTAGTGGCACAGGTGTTGTTGTAAATGTTGACAAGCCTGATGTTGTGCCTAAGAGTATGCTTATTGATGGTATATCTTACACAACATTTGTAGGTGATGTTGGTCAAGGTCATTATGCTGTGGTTGACAAAAACGCCAAACTATCAATTGATGGAGATGAGGTGAAACCTGCTGCTCTATCAAGCGTTAGTGTTACAGCTGTTGTAGTTAAGACAACAGTGTTTTCGCGTTTTGTTAAACCTGTTAAGAAAGATACTGTTAGTGGTCTTGAAAAACTTAATGATGCAGCAAATAGTTTCTTTAGCCTTGGTGATGTTGTGTCAAAGAACATTATTATGTTCTTTGTTTGGCTAACTAGCATGTTTATGCTATTATTTAAGGCTTTTAAGAGACAGGATTTTAGTGTCATAGCATTAGCTCCTGAACGCACAGGTGTTATATTTAAGCGTAGTCTTAAATATAATTGTAAAGCTGCTGCTAAGTATATTAGTGCAAAATGGACCACATTTAAGTTGTTGTTAAAAGTTTTTGCTGGCATATATGTAGCTTATGCACTATTGTTTCTATTAATAAGGTTTGGTCCTCTTAATAGTTACATGTGTGATGACCATGTTGCCGGTTATGCTAATTCAACTTTTGTTAAGGATGACTACTGCTCAGGCATTGTTTGTAAGATCTGTCTTTATGGTTACCAAGAACTTAAGGACCTCACTCATCTTGGTGTCCAGTGGGAGTTTGTTTCACACCCTTTGTTAAGTAGTTTAATGCCAGCATGTTATATGTTGTTTTTACTGTGTTTTGGTAACACCTTTATGCGTCTGTTTATGTGTTACTTTGTCTTCCAGTATATCAATGTTGTTGGCACTACTTTAGGTTTGCAAGATTCCATCTGGGCGCTTCATCTTGTACCTTTTGACATCTTTTGCGATGAAATTGTCGTTGCTTATGTTGTTTATGTCATCTTGGCTTTCCTCAAGCATATCTTCTTTGGATGTGAGAAACCTAACTGTATTGCTTGTTCCAAAAGTTGCCGTATGACTCGTATTGCGGTTCAGACGATAGTTAATGGTTCTAGCAAGATGGTTTATGTTACAGCCAGTGGTGGTAACAAGCCTTTTTGTAAGAAGCACAACTTTTTCTGTGTGAACTGTGATTCGTATGGTACTGGCAACACTTTCATTAATGAACATGTTGCTAGAGAACTTTCTAATGTTGTTAAGACTAGTGTACAACCTACTGGTGAAGCTTATATTGTGATAGATAAGGTTGAATTTCAGAATGGCTTTTACTACATTTATAGTGGTGAGACATTTTGGCGTTACAACTTTGATATCACGGAGGCTAAGTATGGTTGTAAGGAAGTTCTTAAAAGTTGTAACATTCTTAGTGATTTCATTGTTTTTAATAACAATGGTTCTAATGTTACACAAGTTCATAATTTATGTGTTTACCTTTCACAGCTGCTTTGTAAACCTATTAAGCTTGTTGATAGTGCTTTGTTGTCAACACTTAGTGTAGATTTTAATGGTGCTTTGCATAGTGCTTTTGTGGAACTGCTCACTAATAGTTTTAATAAAGACTTTAGTGATTGTGCCACAATGACTGATTGTAAAAACCTTCTTGGCTTTGATGTTAGTGATGAGGATTTTTATAACACTGTCAGTGATGCACATAGGTTTAATGTTTTGATGACTGACACTTCGTTTAACAATCTTATTACAACTTATGCTAAGCCAGAAGAAAAACTTGCCACTCATGATGCAGCTGTGTGTATGCGTTCAGGAGCAAAGGTTGTAAACCACAATGTGATAGTTAAAGAAAATATGCCTATTGTGTGGTCTGCTAGAGATTTTCATGCATTGTCAGAAGACTGCAGGAAGTATATAGTTAAGACTACTAAGCAAAAAGGCATTAATTTTATGCTATCACTTAATGAGACCCGTATGCACACAACAGTACCTGCTGTAAACTTTGTTTGCAAGAAGGGTGGTGCTGTGGGTGCACGTAGTTGGTTCTTTATAATTGTAGGTTTGGTTTTGACCTTGTATTTTAGTGTTGGTTTTATTAATTTTACCGATACAGCTAGTTCCTTTGAGGGTTTTGATTTCAAATACATTGAAAATGGACACCTCCGTGACTTTGATAAGCCTTTGGATTGTGTCTATAATGTTTTTGACAACTTTGCTGCTTGGTTTGAAAGCAAATTTGGTTTTGTGCCCTCACATAGTGTCAAGTGTCCTATTATTGTGGGTGTTCTTGATGACGTTCGTACAGTGCCTGATGTCCCTGCTGGTGTTAAGCTTGTTGGCAAAACTCTTGTCTTTGGTGTTAAAACCATTTTTGGTGACTCTGGTAACTGTTATGATCTCCAAGGTGTTGCTAATGTTGCTAGTTGTCTTTTCACATCTGCTTGTACCATTCTTACAGGCATAGGTGGTACTCACACCTATTGCTATAAAGATGGTGTTATGGATGGTGCTAGGACTTATAGTGAATTGCTTTACAACACCCATTATAAGTTGCAGGATGGTCAGTATGTGAAATTCCCTGAAGTTCTTGTCAAAGGTGTTGGTTTTAGAGTCGTAAGGACTATGGCTACTACTTATTGTAGAGTTGGTCAATGCGTTGACTCTAAGGCTGGTGTTTGCTTTGGTGCTGACAGGTTTCTTGTTTACAATTCTGAAGCAGGAGCTGATTTTGTTTGTGGTACAGGACTTTTGTCTTTGTTTTACAACATTTTCTCCATGTTTTCTAACTCTTTTAGTGTAGCTGCGTTGTCTGGTCAAATCGTGTTTAACATGATTGTGGCAGCACTTGCAGTTTTTATTTGTTTCACAGTTGTTAAGTTTAAGCGTATGTTTGGTGACATGTCAAGAGGTGTTTGTGTTGTTGTGGCCACTGTTGTAATTAACAATGTGTCATATGTTGTAACACAGAATAGTCTTGGTATGGTCGCATATGCGCTTGTTTACTTTTTGGCAACAAGAGGTGTTACCTATTCATGGATTTGGTATGTAGGCTATGTTGTAGCTTATTTTAACATTGCACCTTGGTGGCTTGTGACTTGGTTTCTTGTTGTTGGGTTGACTGGCATTGTACCCTCTTTTCTTAAACTTAAAGTCACGTCACAACTTTTTGATGGTGATCGGTTTGTCGGTACTTTTGACAATGCAGCTATGGGTACATTCGTTTTGGATATGCGCTCATATGAAAAACTTGTCAATAGTATTCCAGCTGACAAACTCAAGCAATACGCTGCCAATTTTAACCGTTATAAGTATTATAATGGTGGTGCTAATGAGGCAGATTATAGGCTTGCTTGCTTCTCACATCTTGCTAAGGCTATGATGGATTTTGGTGCTAATCATGCTGACATGTTGTATACACCTCCTACTATTAGTTACAACTCTACACTCCAGGCTGGTTTGCGTAAGATGGCGCAACCTTCTGGCATTGTTGAACAGTGCATTGTCCGTGTTTCTTATGGTAACATGGTACTTAATGGTGTTTGGCTAGGTGATGAGGTTATTTGTCCTCGTCATGTCATTGCAGAGAGTACCACAACCTTGATTGATTATGACAAAGCATTTTCTCTTATACGGTTGCACAATTTTTCTGTGTCTGTTGGTAATATTTTCTTAGGTGTTTTGAGTGCTAAAATGCGTGGTGCTCTTCTGTACATCAAAGTTAACCAATCCAACGTTAACACACCGAATTACTCTTTTAAAGTTCTTAAACCTGGTGACTCTTTTAACATCCTTACATGCTATGAAGGTGTTCCTTCTGGTGTTTATGGTGTTACAATGAGAACAAATTATACCATACGCGGATCATTTATTAATGGTGCGTGTGGGTCACCTGGTTACAATGTAAACAATGGTAATGTGGAGTTTTGCTACTTTCATCAATTAGAGTTGGGTAGTGGCTGTCATGTTGGCTGTGACTCTAATGGTCAAATGTATGGTGGTTTTGAAGACCAACCTACATTGCAGATAGAGGGTGCTAACAGACTGCACACACCTAATGTGCTAGCTTTTCTTTATGGTGCACTTCTTAATGGCTGTAATTGGTGGCTTACCAGTGATCGTATGAACCTGGAGGCCTTCAATGATTGGGCTACATCTAATGACTTTACACCCGTCACTTCAATTGACACTTACACTATCCTTTCAGCTAAAACTGGTGTGGACGTACAACGTTTGTTGGCTGCCATAACACGTTTGACTAAAGGTTTTGGTGGTAAGAAGGTCTTGGGTTATTCATCTCTCAATGATGAATTTACCATTGCTGAAGTTATAAGACAGATGTATGGTGTTAGTATCCAAAGCTCTAAGAAGGCACGTTTTGCTGGAAATCTCTTGGTGATGGGACTTTTCATGTTTATGTTTTGGTCTGAGTTGTTGTCCTACTCATTGGTGTTTTGGATCAATGCTAGTGTTATGACTCCCATCTTTATGTTACTTTGTGGATTTTCAGTGTTTGCTACCGGGTTTTTGAAACACAAGTTGTTGTTTTTGTACACCTTTCTTATTCCTACTGTGACACTTCTCTCATTCATTAATCTTTCTTGGGGTTATTATTTGAGAGCTTTTCTTGCTAACGTTATGGATTATCATACATCTATCATGTCTTTTGATATGCAGGGTGTTGTTAATGTTATTGTTTGCTTTGTTGTTAGCAGTTTGCATCTTTACAGATTTAGTACTAGCACCGTAGGTTCTGTTGCTACATTGTTTATGTCACTTGGTGCCACAGTTTATAATTACTTTTATGTTACTGATTATACAGCTTTGGCCATGATGTTTTTGCTGAACATGTCTAACACATGGTATCTTGGTGCTGTTGTTTACAAAATTGCAACTTTTGTCACACCTTATGTGCCTGTTGTTGTCATTGCTACATTTGGTTCTACTAAGACCACATTGTTAGTTTATGTTACACTAGGCTACTTTTGTTGTGTGTATTATGGTGTTTGTTATTGGGTCAACAAGCTTTTGAAATTTCCACTTGGTGTTTATGACTACAAAGTTAGTGCTGCAGAGTTTAAATACATGGTTGCCAATGGACTTAACGCACCACGCAATGTCCTTGACACACTGTATTTGTCATTCCGCCTTATGGGTGTTGGTGGTGAACGCACTATTAAAATTGCTTCTGTGCAGTCTAAATTGACTGACCTGAAATGTGCTAATGTAGTGCTTCTTGGTTGTCTTTCTTCAATGAATGTTTCTGCTAACACTAAAGAGTGGGCTTATTGTGTTGACTTGCACAATAAAATTAATTTGGCTGATGACCCTGAGAAAGCACAAGAAATGTTGTTGGCTTTGCTGGCTTTCTTTCTCAGTAAGCAGAAGGATTTTGGCATTGATGAATTGCTTGACTCTTATTTTTCTAATAATACTTTGTTGCAGAGTGTTGCCGCTACATTTGTTAATATGCCTTCCTATATTGCCTATGAGAATGCTCGTAGTCAGTATGAAGACGCACTTAACAATGGCTCTACACAACAGGTTGTCAAGCAGTTGAAACGTGCCATGAATATTGCAAAGTCTGAATTTGATAAGGAAGCATCTGTTCAGCGTAAAATCAACCGTATGGCTGAGGCAGCTGCTACACAGATGTACAAAGAAGCGCGTGCTGTAAACAAAAAGTCAAAGGTTATAAGCTCGCTTCATGCTATGCTTTTTAGCATGTTACGTAGGCTTGACATGTCATCTATTGACAACATCTTGACACTTGCGCGCGATGGTACAGTACCTCTCTCTATAATTCCTACAGCCTGTGCAACTAAGCTTACAGTTGTTTGTAGTGACCTAGAATCTTTTTCTAAGGTTGTGTTTGACAACTGTGTGCAGTATGCAGGTGTTGTTTGGAACATTATTGACATACGCGATGGTGATGGCAAAGTTGTCCATCTTCGTGAAGTCACTAGAGATAATGTGGAGACTCTTGCTTGGCCATTGTTCATTGGTTGTGAACGTATGGTTAAACTCCAGAATAATGAGATCATGCCTGGCAAACTTAAGCAAAAAGCTGTGCGTGCTGAAGGTGAGGGCGTTGTCTGTGATGGTAAGGCTTTGTACAATACTGAAGGTGGTAAGACCTTCATGTACGCCTTCCTTGCTGACAAACCAGACCTTAAGTATGTTAAGTGGGAATTTGATGGTGGTTGTAATGTCATTGAACTTGAACCACCTTGTAAGTTTGCCATAGACACAACAAATGGTACACAGATACGCTATCTGTACTTTGTTAAAAATTTGAACACTCTTCGTAGAGGTGCTGTTTTGGGTTTCATTGGTGCTACTGTCAGATTACAGGCTGGTAAGCAGACAGAGATTGCTGCTAATTCTGGTCTTTTGACACTCTGTGCTTTCTCACCTGACCCAGCAAAAATGTACCTTGATGCTGTTAAATCAGGTATAAAACCAGTTGGTAATTGTGTTAAGATGCTTTCTAACGGTGCCGGTAATGGTCAGGCTATTACTGTCGGCGTTGAAGCAAACACAAACCAAGATAGTTTTGGTGGTGCTTCTGTGTGTCTTTATTGTCGTGCCCATGTGGAACATCCTGCTATGGATGGTCGTTGTCAGTTTAAGGGACGGTATGTACAGATACCAGTAGGCACTGTTGATCCTATACGGTTTTGCTTAGAAAATAAACCCTGTACTGTTTGTGGTTGTTGGATGAATAATGGTTGCACTTGCGACCGTACATCACTCCAAACAGTTGATCAGGCTTATTTAAACGAGCACGGGGCTCTAGTGGTGCTCGACTAGAGCCCTGTAATGGGTCTGACACGGACCATGTTGTCCGTGCTTTTGACATTTACAACAAAGATGTTGCTTGTATTGGAAAGTTCCTGAAAGTTAACTGTGTTAGACTCAGGAACCTTGACTCCAATGATGCCTTCTTTGTTGTTAAACGTTGCACTAAGAGTGTTATGGACCACGAGCAGGCCATTTATGACACTCTCAAATTTTGTAATGCTCTTGCCTCACATGATTTTTATGTGTGGAAAGACGGTCGTAGTATCTATGGTAACATTTCTAGACAGAATCTTACCAAGTATACTATGATGGATCTTGCATTTGCTCTTCGTAATTTTGACGAGCGTAATTGTGAAACCCTCAAAGAGATCTTGGTGCTTACAGGCGCTTGTGACTCTTCATATTTTGATAATAAGAATTGGTACGACCCTGTGGAGAATGAAGACATTCATCGTGTCTATGCTTCCTTAGGCCGTATTGTTGCTAATGCATTGCTCAAATGTGTACAAGTCTGTGATGCCATGGTTGAAAAAGGTATTGTTGGTGTCCTTACATTGGACAACCAAGACCTTAATGGTGATTTCTATGACTTTGGGGACTTTTCATTTACAATTGCTGGCATGGGTGTGCCTTGTTGTACTTCTTATTATTCCTACCTTATGCCTGTCATGGGTATGACAAATTGCTTAGCTAGTGAGTGTTTTGTCAAGAGTGACATTTTTGGTAGTGATTTTAAAACCTTTGAGTTGTTGCATTATGATTTTACAGAGCACAAGGAGAAGCTCTTTAATAAATACTTTAAGCATTGGGGCCAGACTTACCATCCTAATTGTGTTGATTGTCACGATGACATGTGTATTGTGCATTGTGCCAATTTCAACACGTTGTTTGCCACCACTATTCCTATAACTGCCTTTGGACCTCTTTGTAGAAAGGTGTTTATAGATGGTGTGCCACTTGTTACAACTGCTGGTTATCATTTCAAACAACTTGGAATTGTTTGGAATAAAGATCTTAATACTCATAGCACGCGCTTGAGTATTAATGAACTTTTGCAGTTTGTTGCTGACCCTGCTTTACTCGTAGCGTCTTCACCTGCTCTTGTAGATCAACGTACATGTTGTTTCTCTGTAGCAGCTTTGGGTACTGGTATGACATCTCAGACAGTTAAACCCGGTCATTTTAATCGTGAGTTTTATGACTTTCTGCGTGGACAAGGTTTCTTTGAGGAAGGTTCCGACCTTACATTGAAACATTTCTTTTTCGCACAGAAGGGTGATGCTGCTATTAAGGATTTTGATTTTTACCGGTACAATAGGCCTACCATGTTGGATATTTGTCAAGCCAAGGTTACGTATAACATTGTTAAACGTTACTTTGACATTTACGACGGTGGTTGTATTACTGCACGTGAGGTTGTTGTTGTCAATCTCAATAAGAGTGCAGGTTACCCATTCAACAAATTAGGTAAGGCCGGCCTGTATTATGAGTCTTTATCGTATGAGGAACAAGACCAATTGTACGCTGTTACAAAGCGTAACATCTTGCCTACGATGACGCAACTCAATCTCAAGTATGCCATTAGTGGTAAGGAGCGTGCACGCACTGTAGGTGGCGTCTCACTTCTTTCCACTATGACTACAAGGCAATACCACCAGAAACATCTTAAGTCCATTGTTAACACACGTAATGCGTCTGTTGTCATTGGTACTACTAAGTTTTATGGAGGTTGGGATAACATGCTTCGTACACTTATTGACGGTGTTGATAATGCCTGTCTGATGGGTTGGGATTACCCTAAGTGTGATAGAGCCCTTCCAAACATGATTCGCATGATCTCTGCAATGATTTTGGGCTCTAAGCATGTTAACTGTTGTACTTCGTCTGACCGTTTTTACAGACTTTCTAACGAGCTTGCACAAGTTCTTACTGAAGTCGTGTATTCAAACGGTGGGTTTTACTTTAAACCTGGTGGTACTACTTCTGGAGATGCTACTACTGCATATGCTAATTCTGTCTTTAACATCTTTCAGGCCGTTAGCGCTAACATTAATAGATTGCTTGGTATTGATTCTAATACTTGTAACAATCTTAATGTTAAGAATATGCAAAGAAGGCTTTATGACAATTGTTACCGTGCTTCCAATATTGATGATGAGTTTGTCAATGACTATTATTGTTATTTGCGGAAGCACTTTTCAATGATGATCTTGTCAGACGATGGCGTCGTTTGTTATAATAAAGATTATGCTGACCTTGGTTATGTTGCTGACATTAATGCTTTTAAAGCTACATTGTACTATCAAAACAATGTCTTTATGAGCACTGCTAAGTGTTGGGTCGAACCAGATGTCAACAAGGGTCCACATGAATTTTGTTCTCAACATACCATGCAAGTTGTGGATTCTAATGGCAAGTATTTCTTGCCTTATCCTGATCCATCTAGAATCCTTTCAGCTGGTGTATTTGTTGATGATGTTGTTAAGACAGACCCAGTTATTTTGTTGGAACGCTATGTGTCACTTGCTATAGATGCCTACCCATTGTCTAAACATGAAAACGTCGAATACCGCAAGGTTTTCTACGCTTTGTTAGACTGGGTTAAGCATTTACACAATACACTCAATCAGGGCGTTCTTGAGTCATTCTCTGTTACACTTTTGGAAGATCAATCAGCCAAATTTTGGGATGAGGCTTTTTATGCTAGTATGTATGAAAAGTCTACAGCTCTTCAGGCTGCTGGTCTTTGTGTTGTGTGTGGTTCCCAGACTGTTTTGCGTTGTGGTGATTGTTTGAGGCGACCTATGCTTTGTACTAAGTGTGCATATGATCATGTCGTTTGTACGTCACACAAGTTCATTCTTTCCATTACACCATATGTTTGTAATGCATCTGGTTGTACTGTTAATGATGTCACTCGGCTTTATTTGGGTGGTCTTTCTTATTATTGTGTAGACCACAAACCACAGTTGTCGTTTCCTTTGTGTTCTGCTGGTAACGTGTTTGGCCTTTATAAGAGTTCTGCAACTGGTTCTCCAGATGTTGATACTTTTAATATCTTGGCCACATGTGATTGGTCCGATGTTGCACACTACAAGTTGGCTAACACTTGTAAAGATTCTTTACGCCTTTTTGCAGCTGAGACTGTTAAGGCAARGGRAKAGKGTGTTAAATCTTCATACGCGTGTGCCACATTGCGTGAAGTTTTAGGACCTAAAGAATTGTTGTTGTCTTGGGAACCTGGTAAGGCTCGTCCTCCACTGAACCGTAATTCTGTTTTTACGTGTTTTCAGATTTCCAAGGATTCTAAGTTTCAAGTTGGTGAGTTTACCTTTGAAAAGCTTGACTATGATAGTGAAGCTGTTAGTTATAAGGCTAGTACCACTAACAAACTTATTCCTGGCATGATTTTTGTCCTTACCTCTCATAATGTGATGCCGCTCCGTGCCCCAACAATGGCTAATCAGGAGCGTTACTCCACTATTTACAAATTGAGACCTGCCTTTAATATTGGTGATGCTTACGCCAATTTGGTACCTTATTACCAGATGATTGGCAAGCAACGTATTACAACTATTCAGGGACCTCCTGGTAGTGGTAAATCACATTGTGTTGTGGGTCTTGGATTGTACTTTCCTGGTGCTCGTATTCTTTACGCTGCTTGTTCTCACGCTGCAGTGGATTCACTTTGTGTTAAAGCTATTACAGCCTTTAATGTAGACTCTTGTACCAGAATAGTCCCTGCAAGGGCTAGGGTCGAGTGTTTCAATGGCTTTAAAGCTAACAATAATAGTGCTCAGTACATCTTCTCCACTGTCAATGCTGTACCTGAGGTCAATGTTGACATTGTAGTTTTAGATGAAGTCTCTATGTGTACTAATTATGATCTCTCTATTGTTAATCAGAGAGTTTCTTATAGGCACATAGTTTATGTTGGTGATCCCCAACAATTGCCTGCACCAAGGACTATGATTACAAAGGGTATTCTGGAACCTAAAGATTACAACGTTGTCACTCAGCGTATGTGTGCTGTAGGTCCAGATGTTTTCTTGCACAAGTGTTATAGGTGTCCTGCTGAGATTGTCAGGACTGTGTCTGAACTTGTTTATGAAAATAAATTTCAACCAGTGCACCCTGATAGTAAAGAATGCTTTAAGCTTTATTGTAAAGGCTCTGTGCATGTTGATAATGGTTCAAGTGTTAACAAACGTCAACTTGATGTTGTGCGTATGTTTTTGGCTCGGAACCAGAAGTGGTCTAAAGCTGTGTTTATTTCACCTTATAATAGCCAGAATTATGTTGCTAGTCGTGTGCTTGGTTTGCAAACACAGACTGTTGACTCTTCCCAGGGTAGTGAGTATGACTATGTCATTTACACCCAAACTTCTGACACAGCTCACGCTTGCAATGTTAATCGTTTTAATGTTGCTATAACGCGTGCTAAGAAAGGTATCTTTTGCATTATGTGTGATAAGAACCTTTTTGACTCATTGAAGTTTTATGAATTGAAACTTTCTGATTTGCAAGCCGGTGAAACTTGTGGCTTGTTTAAGGATTGTTACAGAGGTAACGATAGTCTGCCTCCATCTCATGCTCCTACCTTTGTTTCTTTGTCAGACTCTTATAAAACTGATAAAGATTTAGCTGTTCAGATTGGTCATACAGGACCTATCAAATATGAACATGTTATTTCATTCATGGGTTTCAGGTTTGATGTCAGTGTTCCTGGTTATCACAACCTGTTTTGTACTCGTGATTTTGCCATGCGTAATGTACGTGGCTGGTTGGGTATGGATGTTGAGGGTGCACATGTTTGTGGCGAGAATGTTGGTACTAATGTACCACTCCAAATAGGCTTTTCTAATGGTGTTGATTTTGTTGTGCAACCAGAAGGTTGTGTTATTACTGCTGAAGGTAACAAAATTACAGCTGTTAAGGCTCGTGCTCCTCCTGGCGAACAGTTCACACATCTTATCCCGCTTATGCGCAAAGGTCAACCATGGCCTGTGGTGCGTAAGCGTATAGTTCAGATGTGTTGTGACTATCTCGCAGGATTGTCCGATGTCATAGTCTTTGTGCTATGGGCTGGCGGACTGGAGTTAACTACCATGAGGTACTTTGTTAGAATTGGTCCAGTTATGCGTTGTCATTGTGGCAAAGAGGCTACTTGTTACAATAGTGTGGCTCATGCATACTATTGTTTCAAACACGCTCTTGGTTGCGATTACCTGTACAACCCATTTGTTATTGATATACAACAATGGGGTTATACAGGGTCTCTTAGCTTTAATCATCATCAGCATTGTAATGTGCACCACAATGAACATGTTGCTTCAGGTGATGCCATTATGACCCGGTGTCTTGCTGTTTATGATTGTTTTGTGAAAAACGTGGACTGGTCAATCGTTTATCCATTCATTAGTAATGAGCATGCCATTAATAAAAGTGGTCGTGTTGTCCAATCACATGTTGTTAGGGCAGCACTGAAACTCTATAATCCTACTGCAATTCATGACATTGGCAATCCTAAAGGTATTCGCTGTGCTAGCACTCCAATTTCTTGGTACTGCTATGATAAGCAACCTTTAAATGACAATGTCAAATTGATGGAGTATGATTATATTGTTCATGGTCAGCTGAATGGGTTATGCCTATTTTGGAACTGTAATGTTGACATGTACCCAGAGTTTTCAATTGTTTGTCGCTTTGACACACGTTGTCGTTCAGTGCTTAATTTAGAGGGTGTTAATGGTGGTTCACTTTATGTGAACAATCATGCTTTTCATACACCAGCCTATGATAGACGTGCTTTTGCGAAACTTCAACCTGCTCCATTCTTCTTTTACGATGATAGTGCTTGTGACATTGTACAGGGTGAAACTAACTATGTTCCCCTCAGGTCATCAAGTTGTATCACTCGTTGTAATGTTGGTGGTGCTGTGTGTTCAAAACACTCTAACATGTACCATGCCTATGTTAATGCGTATAATACGTTTACACAGGCTGGTTTTACTGTCTGGGTGCCTAAGTCTTTTGACTTGTTTAATTTGTGGCAAACATTGTTGGATGCCAATTTGCAAGGACTTGAGAACATTGCTTTTAATGTTGTTAAGAAAGGTTCATTCGTTGGTGCTGAAGGTGAACTACCTGTGGCTATTGTCGGTGACCGTGTTCTTGTCCGTGCGGGTGTGGCTGATGATGTTGTCTTTTCAAATAAGACATCTTTACCCACTAATGTTGCTTTTGAGCTTTACGCGAAGCGTAAAGTAGGGTTGACACCACCTCTTACAATTCTTAGGAATTTAGGTGTTGTCTGTACCTATAAGTTTACATTGTGGGACTATGAAGCTGAACGCCCATTAACTTCTTTTACTAAGGGTGTTTGTAGTTACACCGATTTTGAAGAAGATGTGCTTACATGCTTTGATGAGAGTGTTCCAGGTTCTCTTGAGAAATTTACTCTTGCAAAGAATGCTGTGCTGTTTTCTACTAGAGCTATTAAGAAGCTCAAAGGTTTTAAAATTAATTATGGCTTTCTGAATGGTGTTCCAGTCTGTAGCCATGAGAACAAGCCTGTTTGTTGGTACTTTTATGTGCGTAATGATTCTGTCAACCTTGATTATGTTGACGGTTATTATACACAAGGACGTACCATTACTACGTTCCAACCACGCTCTCAAATGGAAGAAGATTTTCTTTCTATGGATGAAAGTTTCTTCATTTCCAAGTATGGTTTGGAAGACTATGCTTTTGAGCATGTAGTGTATGGTGATGTCTCAAAAACTACCTTAGGAGGCTTGCATTTACTTATTTCCCAAGTGAGATTGGGACGTATGGGTGTTTTAGCAGTAGATGATTTTGTTTCATCTAGTGATAGTACTCTTAAAAGTTGTACTGTCACTTATGCTAATGACCCTAGTAGTAAAATGGTTTGTACTTATGTAGATGTTTTGTTGGATGACTTTGTAAGCATCCTTAAAAGCTTGGACTTGAGTGTTGTGTCCAAGGTTCATGAAGTGGTTCTTGATTGTAAGGTGTGGCGTTGGATGTTGTGGTGTAAGGACAATAAAGTCCAAACATTTTACCCGCAACTCCAATCCGCTGAATGGAAGTGTGGCTATTCAATGCCTGCACTTTACAAGATTCAACGTATGTGTTTGGAGCCATGCAATCTTTATAACTATGGTGATGGTTTAAGATTGCCTGACGGTATTATGTTCAACACTGTCAAATACACACAATTATGTCAATATCTTAATAGCACTACCATGTGTGTTCCACATAACATGAGAGTGCTGCATTTAGGGGCAGGATCTGACAAAGGAGTGGCACCTGGTACTGCGGTACTTAGACGCTGGCTTCCTACAGATGCTGTCATTGTTGACAATGATATTAATGATTATGTAAGTGATGCTGACATGAGCCATGTTGGTGACTGTTCATCACTCTATCTTACAGATAAGTTTGACCTTATGATCTCTGATATGTATGATGGCAGGACGAAGGCTGTCGATGGGGAAAATGTCTCAAAAGATGGTTTCTTCACGTACGTGAATGGTGTCATTTGTGAGAAACTTTCTCTTGGCGGTACTATTGCCATCAAAATTACAGAGTATAGTTGGAATAAGAGGCTATATGAGCTTGCACAAAAGTTTTCATATTGGACCATGTTTTGCACTAGTGTGAATACCTCTTCATCTGAGGCATTTCTTATTGGTGTAAATTATCTTGGTGATTTTAATGACAAGCCTGTTGTTGATGGTGTCACGTGCCATGCGAATTATATATTCTGGCGTAATTCTACCATGATGGCAATGTCATACAACAGTGTTTTAGATCTTACCAGATTTGATTGTAAGCACAAGGCAACTGTTGTGGTTACACTCAAAGAACAAGACATAAATGAAGTTGTTTTAGGTCTTGTTAAGAATGGTAAGCTGCTTGTTAGAAATACAGGTGCAATTTATAGTTACTCTTCTCAACTAAAATGAATTTGTTTATAGTTGTGTTGTGTGCCTTGATGTCTCTAGTTAGACCCCAACGTTCACCATGTGCTCCTACTACAGGAATGAAAATACAGCTCGGTTTACCCCCTAATAGGACTGTTTATGTTTCTGGTTACCTACCATTGCCTAATAACTGGACTTGTTTGTCTGCTAACAATCAAGGACCAGTTTTTAATCGCATTGTTGGAAAGGCCCGTGCTGTTTACATCCGTTACATTCAAGGAGGTTATGCCATGTCTTTTGGTGTTGGTCCTTCTTCAGTCCAAAATTTTAATGGTTACTCACTTTATGTCACACAGAAGAATGATGTGCTTGTGGGCAACCGCCAAGGTGCTATGGACATACGTATCTGTAAGTACAAGAAAAACAAAGATCCTGCGCAACGACCTTCAGGTGGTCTGACAGACACTGAAGGTTGCCTTTTTGCAGACACAATTTACTTTGCATTTGGCACTGGAATTCCACACGGCTACGAAGTCATAGGTGTGTCATGGACTGGTGATGCAGTCACTGTTCATGGAAAAACTAAAATGTTTCGCATCTTTGTGCCTGGTGCTGATAAGTGGGATTCTGTTAGTGTAAATTGTCAAAATTCTTGGTCTTGTGCTCAACAGATAATTACTGAACCATCCACCATAATTGCAACCACTGCACCAAATGGAACCATTGTCAATTACACTCGGTGTGCTAATTGCAAAGGTTTCCCTGATCATGTGTTTGCAGTGGAAGAGGGTGGTGAAATACCAGTGTCATTTTCATTTGGCAACTGGTTTTACCTTTCTGATGGTGCATCACCCATTGGTGGCAGGTTTTACTCTTCTCAGCCTCTTAAGCTTATGTGCCTGTGGCCCGTGCCTGCATTGGTTTCTAATACAGGTGTCATCTACTTCAATTACTCAAAGCATGACCTTACTGGGCATAATGGTGATTTTGCCAAGCGCTGTAATGGTTATTTTGAGGAAGATTTTGTGGCAACACATCTACGTTTTGCCATCAATTCAACTGGACACCTGCAGACAGGCCATTTGTCACTTGTTTCTGTTAATAACACTTTTAATCTAACCTGCAGCAATACCTCTGATTTTCAGTCATTGCCTTTTAATTACACTGGGTTTGGCATTCCGTTTGGTAAAACTGACCAGCCTTACTATTGCTTTGTAACACAAGGCAATGACACCCAATACTCTAATCGTACATTTGTTGGAGTAATGCCAGCAGATGTCAGAGAATTGGTTGTTTCAATCACTGGTGCTGTTTATGTAAATGGTTACCGATTGTTTTCAGTTGGACCAGTTGAAGGTGTTCTTTTAAACCTAACTAGTTTGACCGGTTCTGATTTTTGGACCGTGGCTTATACTAAGGAGGTCAATGTCCTTGTGGACATTGAGAACACCAACATTAAGGCTGTCTTGTATTGTAATGACCCGCTTAACAGGCTTAAATGTCAACAGCAGCGGTTCTTTCTGGATGATGGTTTCTACTCATCTGCTGAAGTAGCCCAGCCTATTCAGAAGAGTGTTGTATTGTTGCCTGAGTATTCTGGTTTGACTGAGTTTAATGTAAGTGTTACTGCAAATTGGAAGCATGGTAATGGTGCTTGTATCCAATGTCCACCACTAAATTACAACATAACTCTGAATGGTGCAACTGATGGGGCTGTTTGTGTGGCACACAACAGATTCACAGTTAACTTCCAGTATTATGTTGATTCTGGTTTTTACAAAATTATTTCTGGTCATGGTACATGTCCATTCACACTTGATAAGTTGAATAACTTTCTCAAGTTTGGCAGTCTTTGTATTTCTCTCAAAGACAATGGTGGCTGTACAATACCTTTGGTTGCTAAAAACTATGTGGACATTGATTTTCCTTTTGCTACCTTGTACGTTTCCTACATTGATGGTGGTCTGATGACTGGTGTGCCACCTGGTTTTGCTAAAAACCTCGGTTTTTATGATGCCAGTGTTTTGCACTTGAACGTGTGCACTGAGTATAATATCTATGGTTACGCAGGTAAAGGAGTTATAATGCGTTCTAACTCCACTTACCTAGCAGGCATTAGTTACTCAGATTCTAGTGGTGCTCTTGTCAGTTTTAAAAACACCACCACCGGAGAGGTTTTTAGCATTAGGCCTTGTCAAACCTCACGCCAATTTGCTGTGATTAATGACAACATTGTAGGGGTTATTTCAGCTAGCAGTGATATTAACGTGAGTTTCAATCATACAATTGAGACCCCTACGTTCTATTACCATGCTAACACATCGCGTAATTGTACTAACCCAGTTCTTACCTATGCCACAATTGGAATTTGTGCTGATGGTGCTATGGGTTATGTTTACCCTACAGCTATTAAGGAACCACCTGCGACCCCTATTGTTACTGGTAACATCTCAATACCTGTTAATTTCACAGTTTCTGTTCAAGCTGAGTATGTGCAAGTTTCTCTTAGACCGGTTGTTGTGGATTGTGCCACTTTTGTCTGCAACGGCAATGAACGGTGTTTGCAGTTACTTAAACAGTATGTAACTGCCTGTTCATCTATAGAAAATGCACTTGCACTCAATGCTAGACTTGAGAGTCAGGATGTTGCCTCACTTCTCACCTATGATGAAGCTGCTTATAGGCAGGCGCTAGAACTCAAAACTTCTCAATTCCAGAATGACTTCAATATTTCTGCTGTTTTGCCTGCTGGTGAAAATAAAGGCAGTTTTATTGAGGACTTGCTTTTTGATAAAGTAATTACTACTGGTCTTGGAACTGTTGAAGCTGATTACAAAGCCTGCATAGAGAGGGCTGGTACTGCCGCTGCTGACATTACTTGCAGACAGTACTACAATGGTATCTCTGTTTTGCCAGCACTTACTGATGATGGTAGACTTGGTTTGTATTCTGCTTCACTCATGGGAGGCATCACTCTTGGTGCTTTCTTTGGTGGTGCAGTTGCTTTACCATTTTCTCTTGCAGTCTTCTCAAAGCTTAACTATTTAGCCTTGCAGACTGACGCTATTCAAGAGAACCAGAAAATTCTTGCTAACGCCTTTAACACGGCTATGGGCAATATCACCAACGCTTTCACTGATGTTAACAATGCTATTCAACAGACTGGTGATGCTATCAAAACTGTTGCTAATGCCCTCAATAAGGTGCAGGAAGCTGTTAACACACAGGGTGCTGCGTTGGAAAAGCTCACTGCACAGCTAGCTCTTAATTTTGAGGCAATATCTTCTTCTATAGAAGATATTTATAATCGTCTCGATGCTTTGGCTGCTGATGCTCAAGTTGATCGTTTGATCAATGGTAGACTGGCTGCACTTTCCACATTCACCTCTTCTCAATTAGTCAAGTACTCCGAGGTTAAATCTTCCAGAGCCTTGGCTTTACAGAAGGTTAATGAATGTGTCAAATCACAATCCTCGCGTTATGGCTTCTGTGGTAATGGTACACATTTGTTTTCCATGGTCACAGGTGCCCCAGAAGGTCTGTTGTTTTTGCACACTGTTTTGTTGCCTACTGAGTACAGACAAGTTGAGTCTTGGGCTGGACTATGTGTTTCTAACAAAGCATATGTGTTGCGTGACGTGCAGCAAGTTCTCTATAAATATAATGATTCCTACTTCGTAACACCAAGGAACATGTTTCAACCGCGTGTCCCTGTTGTTGCTGATTTTGTGCAGATTCAATCTTGTGCTGTAACTTATGTCAACCTCACTACAGAGGAGTTTGAAACAGTAGTACCAGACTTTATTGACGTCAACAAGACCCTTCAAGATCTTGTTGATGCTCTGCCGAAACCAAATTATACCTTGCCTAACTTCCCATTGGACCAGTTTAATCACACATACTTAAACCTGACAGCGCAGATTGGCGAACTTGAGGCCCGTGCACTCGCGCTTGAAAACATCTCTGCTAGGTTACAAGGTCACATTGATAGTATTAATAATACACTTGTCGATTTAGAGTGGCTTGACAGGTTTGAAACGTACATCAAGTGGCCTTGGTATGTGTGGCTTGCTATTTTTGTTGTCTTGATAATTTTGGCAGGTTTGATGTTGTGGTGTTGCATAGCCACTGGATGTTGTGGGTGTTGTAGTTGTATTACTGCATCTTGTGCTGGTTGCTGTGACTGCCGTGGCAGAAATTTGCAACGTTACGAAGTGGAGAAAGTTCACGTACAGTGATGATTGGTTTGTTCCAAATTCACATGAGTCGTGTATTCCCTCAAAGCAAACCCACTTTTCACCCAGATGTGCCACATGTAGTGCCAATTTATCACTTTAATTTGGGTGTTGATTATTTACTTAGTAGTGTTTTTGTCTACTATTTTGCTGTTTTTCGCGGCAATTCTTTTAAAGTTAACATTGCCTGTTTTATTGCCAGGTTGGTTGTATTATTAGGTTATGCACCACTTTTGTTATATACTGGTGCTTACCTAGATGGAGCTATTATTGCTTCCATTTTAATTGTCAGGCTTTGTTACACTGCCTTTTACAGTATTAAATTTCGCAGTGTTTACTTCTTAGTCCTTAATAGTCCTACTTTGGCTTGGATTTTTGGAAAATGTTGGTACTATAATTTTGAAGATTACACCTGTTATCGTGGTGGTGAGTCTTATATAAAATTTGGACCACATTTTGTTCCATTTATCAATGACAATGGTGTTTATTTAGCAGTCCGTGGTAGGTTTCAAAAAGACGTGCATTTAGTGCGTCGTATTGAACTTATCAACACGGACAGCCTATACATCTTTGCCGTAGAGCCTGTTGTAGGTATTACTAATATTAAGGCTATCTACTCTTCTCAACAACACGAATATGTCGTTGAAATTAATTAACTTTGGCTATGCCATTGTTAATATAAGCCTATGGGTGTTAATACTTGTTAATCCTAATCTCTTCTCAACTAGACAGAAATGTTGCTGAAGTTGGTTGATGATAGTGGGTTGTTGATTAACGCTATCCTATGGGTTTTCTTATTAATCTTTGTTCTAATACTTTGTATCACTTTTATCAAGCTCGTACAACTTTGCTTCACTTGTCACCAGTTACTTTCTGGAGCAGTTTACCAACCTGTACATAGAGCTTATGTGATGTACAAAGATTTTATGCGAATAGACCCCGCACCTGTGTTTGATGTCTAAACGAAACTTTAGATGACAAATAACACTACTGGCAGTATGACTTCCAACGAGACTATTCCAGTTGCTGATGTCATCGTGCATCTCCGTAATTGGAACTTTGCATGGAATGTCATTCTTACAGTTTTTCTTGTAGTTTTTCAGTATGGGCAGTTCAAGTACAGCCGAGTTCTTTACGGACTCAAAATGCTTGTGCTGTGGATACTTTGGCCAACAGTCTTTGCACTTTCAGTGTTTGACTGCTACGTCAATTTCAACTACAATTGGGGCATGTTCGCTGTTAGCATAATTATGGCCTGCGCCACCTTTGTGCTGTGGGTAATGTATTTTGTCAACAGCTTCAAGTTGTACCGCAGAACTCAGACTTTCTGGGCTTTCAACCCGGAGACTGATGCCATCATCACGCTCAGTGTTTTCGGCCGTCAGGTAGCTATCCCTGTGATCACCGCGCCAACTGGCATAACATTGACTGTGCTCAACGGACAACTGCTTGTCGAGGGCTATAAGGTTGCTAACGGCGTACAGGTAGGTCAACTACCTTCGTACGTTACAGTTGCCAAGCCCAGCACTACAATTGTCTACCAACGTGTGAGCAGATCTATCAATGTCAAATCCAACACTGGTTGGGCATTCTTTGTTCGTGCCAAGAATGGTGACTTTTCGGCAATAGCTACCGATAATGGAACGATGACCGAAAAAGAGCGACTTTTACATTTAGTCTAAACTAAACATGGCTGTCAGTTTTGACAATGCTGCCAGAGGTCGCTCTGGGCGTGTCCCCTTTTCTTACTATATGCCTGTTATAAATAACTCTGCACAACCTTTTTACAAGGTTATGCCGCAAAATGCAGTCCCTACAGGAATGGGCAACCAAAGCCAACAAATTGGTTACTGGAATGAACAGGTCCGTTGGCGTATGTCTAAGGGTCAGCGTAAAGACCTTCCATCCAAGTGGCATTTTTACTACTTGGGAACTGGGCCTCATGCTGAGCTACCCTACAGGCAGCGCCAACAAGGTGTGTTTTGGGTTGCTAAAGAAGGCGCTAAAACTCAACCTACTGGACTTGGCAGTCGTGGCAGAAACGCAGAGCTTATTAACCCTCGTTTCTCTGCGAAGTTGCCTGACTCAATCGAGATCGTTGACAATAACTCAAGGCCCTCATCACGTGCCAATTCACGTGCTAGGAGCCAGAGTAGTGATAACACCAATAGATCGCGATCTCAGAGCAGTAACCGCTCACAAAATCCACGCTCGCAGAGCCGAGGCAGACAGCCTAATCAAGCCAATGGATCTAACAACAATGGTGGCCGAGGCAACCAGCAGCGTAATAGATCCAATTCACGGAACCGTGGTAATTCCAACCAGAACAGCAACAACCACCAAGACCTGGTTGCTGCCGTCCGTGAAGCTCTTGCTGGATTAGGCATTAAACCAAGCAACAGCAACAAGTCTACACCTGCTACTAGCGGTCATAGCACACCTAAGAGGTCTAACTCTTCTCAACCTGCGGAGAAGAAGAACATCAGACAAGTCGACAAACCTACCTGGAAGCGCGTGCCGCATTCACAAGAAAGTGTCGACAAATGTTTCGGACCTCGTTCCACTTCAATGAACTTTGGTGATGCTCAGCTAGTCAGACTTGGTGTCGACTACCCTCACTTCCCGCAAATTGCAGAACTTGTACCAACTCAGGCTGCATTGCTTTTCGGAAGTGAAATTACAGCACATGAGGTCGGTGATGACATCGAAATCACCTACGTGTACAAGATGCGTGTACCAAAATCTAATCGATCTTTGGTGCGCTTCCTGCCACACGTTGGTGCGTATGCTGATGACACTCAGGATGTCACACTTGACCCTTCTGCTCCTCCTTTCACACCCAGACCACAACGCACACCAAGATCAGTTGCAGTTGTGGATGGCAGTGTTGATGCTGTTGAAGATGTCATTGTTGAAGCTGACTCTGCAGATGGTGAAGGCCAATTTGAAGAAGTAGTTGATGATGTCGTTGATGAAACCACTGCGTAATCAACTAAATCATTATGACTGTTTTTAACACCACCTTGGTGCTAGTATTGGCCTCGCTCAGTTTAATTTGTGCTTTGCCCATTCAAAAAGAGGAAGAACTTGGGTATGAACATTGCTCCTTTAAATGGGGCGATGTGACTCTTCTGACATTCCGCTGCAAACAAGATGCAGTGCTGGAGACAAAGGGGATGTACATGAACCTTGTACGCACCTTTGAAACACCAGAAGGGCCTGTCATAATTCCCATTGACCGTCCTAATAATCATGGTGACATCTATGCCTCAACTCCTGCTGATTCAGGAGCTTTTCTCTCTCACCCTGATGGGACAATCTACAATTAAAATCAGCTTGAAATCACAAGCTGCCCAAATTATTATTAGTGATTTAGTTTAAACTGACTAACACTGGTAACCGATGCAACGCTCCCGCCTGGTCACTGATTCAAACCATGCGGGACGGTCTTGTGCACAACGGTAAGCCAGTGTTAATGTCAGCACATGAAGGATATTAACATATTGCTGTCACGAGACGAACACACACATTGCTATCTAAGTGTAACCCTGAGTAACACAAAGATCCGCTTGACGAGCCTAACATGCTAGTTAACAATTCAGCCTTGAGTCCTAGTGTCATTGAGTAATTTTTACACAATGAACATAAGGGGACGGTGGAAGTATTTAATACTAGCAGGGAAGAGCAGGTATCACATTTAGCAACTGTGTAGTTAGTAGTTGAAGACATGACGGCTTTGATATGGATACACAAAAAAAAA